TGTTGCATATATTGCTTTCTTAATGCTTGAGCGCCAACTGTTACTGGTTCGGTTTGCATATCGTGAAGCAACCATTCTAAAAGCTTTATTGACTTTTCTTTCTGTTTTTCAATTCTGCGATGTTGTTTCATTTCGTTTATATTGTATTCTGCTCGTGGATTGTATTTCATGATGCAAAACCCTTTCTGTTGCTGAATTTGCGTATAAACTCTTTGCATTGCTCAAAAGTGAATCGTTTGTCTAAAGGGCTGTCTGCCCAATCAAAGATGATCAAATCACCATGATAGCCTTCACCCATGCCTAAGCCGTGCCACCTACCATACTTAATTAAAGCAAGTGTTTCTTCATCTTCCTTATATTTTCTTCTGTAATCAAACATGTTCTTAATTCCTTATTTGTTCAATAATATACACATAGCCCATCTTGTATTTAATATCATACCATGCGTTTGCATCTATTGCAACACCGTTGTAATGTGGCACGCCTTTAATACTATTCACTTGTACACCCACGGCTTTTAAACGTTCTCTTGTTGTTGGTGTGTTCCATCCTGCAAGGGTGAAGCTAACATCACCTGTGCTTTGCTGCTTGTAAGCTATCAAATTACCATGCAGGCGTAGTTCTACACCTATATCGTCACGCAGTTCAACCGCTGTGTTATCTTTCCTGAAAGCTTTACTTGTGTTAAAAGCTTCCCCTGCTTGTTCTGTTATCTTTCTCATAATCTAAACTCCCTTTTTAACTGCTTATGTTTATTTATATGTTAAGCCTACCAAGGCTTATACATGTTGTCAACTGTTTTATTTAATAAATAGTTATTCTTTTGAAGAACACCGTTGTACATCCTTCTTTAAATTCTACATCCATGGCTAACACTTCGCCTTCATCTACTCTGTTGAAAGAGGCTAGGTCAGGTGGTGAGAAATATACTTCTTCGCTGAAATGATCCTCTAGTGCCTCGTTTATGGTGCTATGGTGTCTATCACCAATAGCTGCAATAACTTCGCCACTCCCTTCTGTTATTAATGTGTGCATACTCTTAACTCCTTTTCTTTGTTTATATAAGTATTATGTGCTCATTCTAGCAGTGTGTCAACACCTAATTTAATATTTATTTAATATTATGTGTTTTAGCTTGTTATGTCCCTGCTAATTGTAACGTTTCGTTACATTGTATTACAATTACCATTATAAATCACACTTATCCACAGACTTATCCACAGGCTAGTTAGCTAGTGTGACAGCCAATAACTAGCATATTCTAGCTATGTTTCACGTGTAACAATCTAGTGTTATTAGCAGTCTAAGCACTAGAGTGCTAACAGTGTCACTACTAGAGTGCTAGCATATTAGCATCTTCTAATATAGACTAACTAGTGGTTGGTGAGCTAGCCCCCCCCCATACCCGCAGGTGGTGTCTGTAGATGGTGGGTGGTAGGGAATTGGTATAGACCACTCTCAAACTATAGTGTGTTTCGGGAGATTATTTGGGCATAAAGAAAGGGGCCTGTAGGCCCCCTACATAACATATAATTATTTGTGTATTATTAGCTTATTTTAAGCTAGCGATAGAGAAATATAATTATTCTGGCTTATTAGCTTCTATTTCTATGATTTCTTCCACCTCTAATTTGTTATTAATCATAGCTTGTTTTAAGCCATTATAAATGGTGTTATGCATGTCTTCTTCTTGGAAGACATTTAAGTTGTCTACATCAACGTACGTAGCCACCTCTGTACCATGACAATCAGCTGATATACGTACAGCTGGTGGATCTACAGCATTGAAGTCAGCAATGATGTAATTTAGATTAAGCTGTTTCAGCTTCTTGAATAATGTTCTAGACAACTGCTCAATAGGATGAGCATCTAGTAGTGTACCAGTGGATAACATGTTAATTCCTCATTATTAGTGTAATGCTTCTAACGAAGCCAACGAAGTGCTTCTAGTGCTCGAATATTGTTGTTAGACATAACAACGAACATTCTCGCCAACCTTAGTGAGGACATTATAACATTAATTCAGCCTAAAGTCAAGAGAATTAAAATAATTAAACGATAGTGCATTATTCTCTTGACAAACGAGTAAAAGTATGCTATAATAACCTTGTCTTCGTCAAAGTGACATAAAGACTCAGCCAAGGAGAGGTGTAAGCCTCTCTCATAAGCTTAACAGCTTCTTCGTGCGGGACAGACTCTTGTAAAGAGCTGACCGCATTCGAGGCATCACAGACGAATATGAATATACGACAGTATATTAACATTCTTAGTGTTTAACACCTCTAACATTAACATGTTTATTTTTTTCTTAAAAAAGAAATAAACGTTATTAATATTAATAACACATTCCTTTAGGGGAATGTTATGTCTATTTAACAATTATTATATAAGAGGAGGACTTCGGCCTCCTTATTAACAACTAATAATATTAAATTGTTTAGCTGACCGACATACATGTCGCCCAGCATTTGTTTAACGCTCCGACATGGATGTCGAACCGTAGAGTTGTTTAGAAAGAAGCCTCGGCTTCAGCACACTCCTTTAACGTCGTATGCTGTACATCGCCTAGCTGCTCCTTTCTATTTTTAAAAAATAATGTATTTTATTAAAGAAAACACTTGACAAACACATTTTAATGTGTTATAATGTTGTCTATGAAAGATAAAAGAGGTAAACCTCGTCGTTCAAATTCCCCCATTAGTTGTTTAAAGAAGAGGTATGTACGTGCCGTACACAAGGTTCCTACAATGGAAGCTTATTACGATTGCATGAAATACTACAGAGCTCTTAGGCGTTTAAATACGTACAATCACCACAACACAAGGGAAGCAGCTATGGAGGCCATCTATAGCAAGGCCGAGGAAATAAAACGTATTGTGAGGGAACGTGTTATGAAGAATTTTAAAGAGAAGCACATTGTTAAGGCCTATAAGAAGTTGTCAAAGAAAGAAGAGACAAAGCTTGTAGAAGTTTTAAAGAAAGTTATTAAAGGGAACGAGGTTCCCGGCTTCACAACAATTCCAACCTGTAAGGTGGAGGGTGCGCACACAGTGACACCTGTGTTCGATTTAAAGAATGGACGCACTTTCTGTATTAGCAATGTCTAAGGACAAGCGTAAGAAGCTCGATTATGAGGTGTTTGCTATTAAAGTGGCTGAGGGAGCCACGAATATAGCAGCTTATAGAGCAGCTGGTGGAAAGTCTACAGGTGATGAAGCTAAAAAAGCATCATCTAGGCTCAGGAAGAGACCAGATGTAGATGTTATGATTAAAGATAATATTTACAAGTTGGCTATGAGTACACAAGTGGAGCTCGTTTCTCTTGCTCCGGCAGCCTTACAAGTGAGACGTGATATATTAGAGAATAAAGAAACATTAGAGGATGGCTCACGCATCCCTAAGAATTATTCCGATAAGATGCGTAAAGATGTTTCAGATGCCGTTCTGGCAGATGTTCAGAAGATTCTCCCTAAACAAATCCAAACACAAGTGGTACATGAAGTAGGAGAGGGACTAGATGAACTCATTGAACAGCTTATCGAAGGAAGACCTTCAGAAGTTGCGAAGCTCATTGAAGGAGAAGTTGTCGAAGAATCCGGAGCTGACGAAGAAGCTTCAGGAGAGCTTGGCCCAGACAGCGACGCATAGGCTCTCCCTATACGTCCCACACAAGAAACAAGCTGCATTCCATGCTGTTGGCTCCTCTCATCAGAATAGGATGTTTTTAGCTGGTAACCGTGTTGGTAAGTCTGAAGCCGGTGCAAACGAGGCAGCTATGCATTTAACAGGCATCTACCCTAAGTGGTGGAAGGGCAAACGTTTTGATAGCCCCATCCTAGCTATAGCTGCTTCTGTCACCAGTGAGACAACACGTGATATTCTACAAGTTAAATATTTAGGGTCGTTATTCCCAGAAGAGTTTGGAATAGGTACAATCCCTAAGGATTGCTTAGGCGACCACTCTAGACGACAAGGTATTGCTAACGCAATCGACACCATTAAAGTGAAGCACATCTCAGGTGGTTGGTCTACATTACAGTTTAAGAGTTATGACCAAGGACGAGCTAAGTTTCAGGGTGTAGCCCCAGACTTCATTCATTTAGATGAAGAGCCAGACATTCAGATTTATACAGAATGTAAACGTGGTACGATGACCACAGGTGGCCACATCATATTAACGATGACACCTCTTAGCGGTATGACAGAAGTTTGTGAGTTGTTCCTTAAAGATGCAACAGGTAAGCTTAGTGTTACGACAGCTGGTTGGAATGATGCCACACACCTTACAGAAGAAGCTAAAGATGAAATGAGAGCTTCTCTCCCTCCTCACGAGATTGAGGCAAGGGAAAAGGGTATTCCCACCGTCGGTGTTGGTAAGATTTATACATTTAAACAAGAAGAGATTAGTTGTGAGCCTTTTGAACTACCTTCTTATTATCGCCTTGCTTATGGTTTGGATTTCGGGTGGAACAACACGGCAGCAGTGTGGGGAGCTTATAACCCGGACACAGACACATGGTATGTTTACACCGAGTATAAATTGGGTCAGCTAGACCCAATAGCCCATACACAGAATATTATTCGTATTGGTGGTAAGGGTGTTAGGGGGGTTTGTGACCCCGCTGGTGGAAACAGTTCCCAAGCTGACGGTAAGAAAATACTAGAGCAGTTTCAGCACGAAGGGTTGTTCTTACAACCAGCAGACAATAGCGTTAGTGCAGGTATTAACGAAGTGTATGCCAGATTCAGAACAGGTAGGCTTAAAATATTCTCCACATGTAATGAGATTTTTAGTGAGCTTAATGTTTATGCCCGTGATAAGAAGGGTAAGGTTATTAAAAGAAACGACCACCTATTAGATGCTCTTAGGTATTTAATAATGTCAGGTGGTGAGGTTGCAAGACCTAAACATTCTAAGCTAAAGCGCATGTTTGGAAACAAACGAACAAAAACATCTTGGAAAACAGCATAAATGAGTGATGTAGTAAAAACGGCTAAATCTATCCTTAAAACGGATAGTGAGTCTAAAATCTATAAGAAATGGCTTGAAGAAGCCCGTAAAGCTTTTGATTTCTACGAAGGTGAACACTTCACAGAAGAAGAAATAGCTACGTTACAAGAAAGAAGTCAGCCTATAATTCCCGTCAACCGCATTGCTGTTAACGTGGATAATATTGCTGGACAAGAGATTAGCTCACGTACACGTATTGGATTCGCCTCACGCTCTTTTGATGAAGACGAGAAGAGAACAGCAACAGCTTTAACAGCTGTAGCTCAATACATCCAAGAAAAAGAAGACACGTCATATAAGCTGTCCATTAGAAATAAGCATAGACTTATTTGTGGACTGGGCTACATAGAACGTAGTGCTGAAGAAGAAAACCTATTCTATGGGAATGTAAATCCATTCGAGGTTGTGCCGGACAGCACAGACATGACACCAGACTACTCAGATAGCCGCCACATACACAGAATCAGGTGGGCTGATTTAGACGAACTTAAGAAAACATTTCCAGAAAAAGCAGAAGAGCTGACAGCCCTCCTTGGTAAGAGTAAGCAGGATGCTGTAAACATCGCTGCAAGCATGAATATTCAAAACCAAGACTTCAATGGTGTTAACACAAACAAATTCTGGTCTGATTTCAAGCGTAATCGCATCCGTATTGCTGAATATCAATACAAGAAGAGCGTAGATGCCTTCAGAGTTGTTACAGATGCTGGTCAGGTGTTAGAAACATTCGATAAGGATGAGGCTAATAAGCTTGCAGCTAGAGATGAGACAGGCAAGAAGCTAGAAAACACTGTCAAAGAGATTAAGAAGGACCAAATGTGGAGCCTTTTCTATGCTGAAGACATAGAATTAGCTAATGTACAGCAAGAAGTGCAGAATGAGACATTCTCTCTACAAGTTAGTGTCCTAAAACGTACATTAGAAGGTGTTCCTTACGGTATTGTTAAGCCAGCCATCCCTGTACAAGATGAATTGAACAAAAGACGCTCTAAAGCCTTACATTTAATGAACACCAACCGCGTGATTATGGATGTTGATGCTGTAGAGGACCTAGATGAGCTAGCTCAGGAAGTGAGCGACCCTTCAGGTATTATTGTTAAGCGTCCCGGTAAGGAATTACAGTTTGCCGACATCAACCAACGTGAGATTAGTAATCAAATTGGTATGATGCAGCGTGCAGAGCAAGAAATTGATATGGTGATGGGTATATTCCCTGAAAGCATAGGTCAGCCTACAAATGCTGTTAGTGGTATTGCTATTAGACAGCGTCAAGTTGGTAGTTCTCGTAACCAAGTGGCAAGTTTAGACACACACAGAGCCGACCGTAAGAAATTCGGTAGGGATATGCTCTCTTCAATACAAAGCATCCTTACACAAGAACGTATTGTAGAAGTGATTGATGATGACGAAGTAGCTATGTCAATACCTCTCAACCAAAAGACAGAGAATGGTGTACAACACGATGTTAGAACAGTTGATTTAGACATCTACGTTGAAGAGACACCAGAATATGATGCTCCACCAGAACAATTGGCAGAACTCGTACAACAAGTTATGATGAATGGGCAAGGTCATCTCCTAACACAACCAGACCTTCTCATCATCCTCGGTGTTCAGCCTACATACGCTAAGCGTATGGCGAATGCCGCACAAAAAGCTTTAGCAGCGTCACCTGAACAACAGGAAGCTGCTGGCCCTAATGCAGGGGGTACAACTGCAACTACACCGTCCCCAGATGGTCTGGGAGGATAGTAACTAACTAGGAGACTTAAGATGTCAGACGAAAGAGAAGTGGTTCCTTTTGATACGATGTTTTCTGATTCCAGTGAAGTTGGTACAGCCGACGAAGCTGCAGAGAATGTTGAACAAGATCAAGAGCCCGTTGATGAAACGCCTGTAGAAGAACCTACAGAACAAGACGAGAAACAAGAAGCTTCAGAAGAAGTTGGTGATGAGCCAGCAGATGAAGAAGTGAATTGGGAAGAAAAATACGCTAACGAAGAGAAGCGACGTAAGGACACCCAGAAATGGGCTAATGACCTTAAACAGCAGAACGCTGCTATTCTAGCAAAAATAGAAGCAGGAGAAGAACTATCAGCTGAAGATATAGCTGCCCTTAAAGAAGGCTCTATTGACACAGACAACCCGATGGCTCCAATCATGCAGCAGTTTGAAATTAGCTACCCAATTCTTAAAGAAGACTATGTTGCTCGTGGTGAAGACCCGGATACGTACGTTAAAGCGTTCGATAAAATGGCTTCACAAGATGTTTTAGTAGAACTTCAAAGCCTACCAAGTAACAAACAGGTTAGCTTTATCTTATCTAAAGGTAAAGAGTTTTCAAAAGATTACAGTCTTTTAGAAAAACATAACGGTAGTATTTCAGAACTTATCGAAGCCGCTAAAAAAGAAGCAATATCCGAATACAAGAAGGGTGCTAAAGAAGCTCCTAAGCAGGATGAAGCTCCTAAAGGCCGACCTAAAGTGAGAGGTACTAGTTCAAGTGGAGGAAAAGCATCAAAGGATGCAGTTCCTTTTAATTCAATGTTTATTAGTTAAGGAGTCAATTTATGGCCGCACCAATTACTAATGCTTCAGCTCTGAACAGCGATTTTGTTCAAAGTGAAGTTATGAAAGAAATGGTATATGAAAACACTCTATTCTTCCTAATGGGTTCTACAGCTAATTCATCTATTCAGATGGTTAGCCGCCCTAAGAAGTCTGGAGATACAGTTCGTATTCCATTCCTAAACCAACTAAACGATTCTGCTACTTTGGGTTCTAGTCAACTTCAAGGTAACACAGAAGACCTTAGTTATGTAAGTGACACAGTTACGATCGATTACGTTCGTTACGGTGTTAAAATCGAAGACTTAGATTTGACAGAAGAGCGTGCTCCTTTCCAAATCTTTAACGAAGCTCGTCCTCTTTTGGTTACAGCAGGTGCTCAGCACTTACGTGACCACATCATCGACGAACTTGGTGATGTATCAGAAGGCCGTAGCCGTAACCGCTACCTATACGGTGCTGCTGATGCTAACTGGAATGCTACACATGCTACAGCTCTAGCTAACATCGACACTACAGCTGACAAGATGACTTTCGAAATCATCGATGAGATGAAAGAAAAAGCTGACCTTGGTGGTAACACATCTGGTTTAGCAGTTTCTCACCGCATCCGTCCTTACCGTCAGGTAATGGATAACGGTGCTATCTCTAACATGTACGTATTGCTTCTACACCCAACAGCTGCTCGTCAGCTTCGTGCAGACCCTCTATACCAAAACATTGCACTCTACCGTAATGAGCAGAATGCTCCTAAATTGGTAGATGGCTCTCGTTACATGGGTCAGTACAACGGTGTACTACTTTACCAACTAGATGAGCTTGCTCGTCTTGCAGACAACACAGCAGTTTACAACGGTGGGTACACACGTACTGACTTGACAACTGCAGGTGCTTCTAGTTCAGCAGTTGTTCACAACTTGCTACTTGGCGCACAAGCTGTTGCTGTGGTACAAGGTATGATGCCTCGTTTTGATGAAGAAGCTACAGACTTCAAACGTAACCGTGAAGTTGCCTTCACTGAGTTGCGTGGAGTTGAGAAGCTTGTATTCAACAGTGTTGATAACGGTGTTCTACACTGCTTCACATCTAAAGGTTAATTGGGAGAATGCTCATGCGTAAATTGCTAAGTATTCTTGCTGTTGTTGGGGGCGTATTATTCGCCTCTGACTCGGCAGCCCAAGTAGCTGCTACAACTGTATTTGTTGACGCACCCTACAATGTAGGTGTACGCCCAACATTCACTACATACAGCGGTACTGCTACAGCCGCTTCTAACACAATCACTCTTGAAGTTCCTAACAGTGCTGCTGTTAATAGCTTTAACCTTGATGCACGTACCAGTGCAGGTGTTGGAAAAGCTGTGACAGCAACAATCAGTGCTGGCGTTATCACTGTGCAGGGAACTGCATCTGGTGACATCCTCACTGTATTTGCACCACTAAATTACTAAAGGAGTAATATTATGTTACAAAACGTAACTCAAATCACTATGGCTGCTGGTGGAACAGAAGATTCTAGTTCTACAGAAGTTGGCGCTATGGAAATCATCAAAGTTGATGCAACAGCCGTTACAGGTACAACTTGTACGTTTGAAGCTCGCCACGTTAAAACAATCACAGGAGTTGTAGTTGTAGAACTTGACTCTGGTGGTAATGTTTCAACATCAGACATGGACGTAACTTGGAGCGGAAACGATGTAACAATCGCTGACGGTACATCTTATGACCTATCTGCTACTGGTGATAACATCACACTATTGGTTTTCGGCGTAAGCAGTTAATCTAATGGAATGGCAAGGCTGCTCTAAGCAGCTTTGCTCTCTTCCTATTTATTCAATTTATACGAGGTTGTTATGGACGTTAATTCAATAATTTCACAGATTGCCTACCTATCTCTAGATGAAGATAGTCCTAGCAGTGCAATGCAAACACGTATCTTAGCATACGTTAATAATGCTTATAGAGAAGCTTTCAGACAAACTGCAGCTGCAAACAAGCAAAACCTCATGACTACAGAAACCGTTACAATCACGAGTGGAGCCGGAACTATGACGGCAAGTCCATTTAAGATTGAGCAGGTTGTGGATACAGGTCAAGACTTTGTCCTATCCCCTTCTACAATATTAGAAGTTGAGCAGAGAGACAGAGAACTAGATGACTCTGGTAATCCAACTGTCTACTACATGACTGGTGAGCAAGATATTAACACTCACCCTATTGATTCTACATCGCTCCGTGTTAGGTACATCCCTGACTACGTTGAGCTTGCCGTTGACGGCGCAGAGAGCACTATTAAACTACCTAGGTCTTACCATGACCTATTAGTTGATGGTGCTTTATTTTACATGTACCAAGACGAACGTGATGTTCGTGCAATACAGGAAATTAATGCAGCCAAGACATTATTTGATATTAAACTAAATGACGTTAAGCGTTACTTAACATCACAGAACAAAAAGCGTAAGAGAGTGGTAGGAGCCTACTATTAATGAGTAAGCGTACTGGACTATTCAGACAGATAAACATCCCTTCTCCAAAAGGGCTTATGAATACAGCAATATCCCCTCAAGTGTTAAACACAAAGTTTGCACGTTACATTGAGAATATGCTGCCTTCCTCTGCTACAGCAGGAGCTTTAGCTAAGAGGTTTGGAACGGCTACACTAGGTGATGTCATCACAGGTGAAGACATAGAACGTCTTATGTGGTATGTTAAGAGTGACGGTACGTTACAAATCCTAGCATACACAGATGCTGGCGCTATTAAGACACTTAACGAAGGCACAGGTGCTTGGACTAATGTTAAGACAGGGTTGACAACAACAGGTGTTGTTCGCTGGTGTCATTTTAACGGTAAGCTGATTATCTGTAATGGTGTTGATTTGTGTATGTCTTGGGACGGCACAACAATGACAGACTTAGCTGAATGGGTGGAAGATGCTGCCGCATCTAATTACACACAATCTAGTACGAGTGTCATCACTATAGACCCCGGAACTAGAGGTGGTGCTGGTGGAAATGCTGATTACCCAGATGGTAGAAATATTAGGGTTACGTTTGATACAGCTGGTGCAGTGGAAGCTGTTATTAGCAGTACAAGCTACGCAGACCCTACACTAACAATCACTGCTACAGGAACACCATTCCCCTCTCCTAGTGAGACAATCACTAAAGTTGAATACGAAGATAATCCACCTGCATTTAGTTTCATCTACCCTCAGCATGATAGATTGTGGGCCCTAGCCCCTAAACAACTTAAAGCCTCTGACTGGGATGCTGCAGAAGCAGATAGAATGGATGTATTCTTTACAGACATCTCTAATTCTGAGAATGCTTGGTTTGATGCTACAACACAAGAAGTGGGCTTCCTAAATCTATTAGATAAGCACGCTGTCGCTGACCAACTAGAAGGTATTTCAGCCATTGATGGTAATCTAATCTTCTTAGGTAGGAATAAGCTACAGATATGGGCTGGAGTAGACCCTACAGCTCTCGGAGACCTATCTTGGGTTAAAACAATTCCTGTTGGATGTATCCATGGTGACCTCATACAAGAGTTCCCAAGAGATGTCCTATTTATGACGCGCTATGGTGCTAGAAGTGTACGCACAGTGTTCCAGACAGAAGGTATTGAAGCCTCACCAGACATAGGAACAAACATAGACCCTACAGTTCAAGCAGATGTGGACACTCTCGTATCCTCTGATGCGAATTATAAGCTGGCTCGTTCTTTCTTCTACGAAAGGGATGGGTTCTTCGGATTTAGAATAGGATCAAAGCCTCTCATATACGTCCTAACCGAAGAAAGTAAAGGGTGGGTTGTTTTTTCTGGTACATTCGAAGACTTAGGAGACAGCCTGTCTCTTCCAGATGGACGACTAATCGTAGCTAAAGGAACCCAGCTTTACACCTACGACAATGGGGCAGATGGCGGAACACCGACATATGGTGATGACGGAACAGCTATTAGAACAGCTTGGTGGACTCCTTGGATTACTCCGGGCGGTACATGGTCAAACCGCTACTTCCAACTTCTTATAGAACCGGGAAGCGCAGCTATAGATGCTATTCTTAGACGTTCTAAAGATAACAACTCTGCTCAAGTGAAAGACCTCACTATTGAGGTGAACACATCTCAACCTACATGGGGTGAAGCACAATGGGGAACCTCTACATGGGGAGCTCGTGAAGCACAAGCAGAAGAGCGAGATAAGTTTATAGCCTATTCATTCGCATTAAGACTTGAAACTAACACAACCACTGGCGGCATAGAAGTTGTCGGTATTAAATCATTAGGAACATAATATGAGCACAAGATTTACACGTCCAGCCGCAGCTTACGATAGTACATCAGTTACAACCAATAAAGATAAGTATCAGAATGATGATGCTAGTGAAGTGGCAATTGATGCACCAAAGGTTGACGGGGATATTAACAACCTGATTGACGCGGTTAACGCTCTAGATGATGATGTAGGTGCTGTTGTTGCAGGGGCTCTTCCTTCTCAGAGTGGTAACTCTGGTAAGATGATTACAACCAACGGTACAACAGCTTCATGGGTTTTTGTAGACACAGCTAATATTGCAGCAGATGCTATTACAGCAGACGAGATACAAGACGGGTCTGTTAATGCTGCCGAACTTAACACTAATGCTGTTACAACAGTTAAAATAGCAGACGCTAATGTTACAACAGCTAAGATAGCTGATGATGCTGTAACACTAGCTAAACTAGATGCTGGTACAGCAGGTAATTTGATTACATACGATGCTTCTGGTGACCCAGCAGCTGTATTAACAGGTAGTACTAACCAAGTGTTAACAAGTAATGGAGCAGGAGCTGCTCCAACATTTCAAGATTTAAACCCAGGGTTAACATTATTAGCAACAGCGAGTGCCAGTGCAAGTGCATCTGTCGAATTTACAAGCGGTATTGATAGTACATATGACCACTATATAATTGAGATTGCTAACTTAACAACATCAAACAATGGTGCTTTGGAGTTACACTACTCAACTGACGGCGGCTCTACTTACCTTTCCAGTGGCTATGGATATGCAAACCATCACATGTTTGCCTCTACAGGCGCGGCAGTAGCAAATTCTGCTTCTTTCCCGTATATACCTTTAACTAACAATTTAAGTACCACAAGTGGTCTAGCTTCTTCTGGTATCGTACACCTATTCGAACCCTCTAATACTTCTAGTGAAACTTATACGATTATAGATTTTATAAACTGGTCTGGTTCTTCTGGTAACCTACTCATAAATCACGTAGGGGGTACAAATAGTACAACTTCCGCAGTAACGGCTGTAAGATTTGTTAAAACTTCTGGTACTATTACAACGGGTGGATTTAAACTATACGGGGTGAGGAAGTCATAATGAAAAAAGCCATAGCAACACCGGTAGGTGAACCAACTAAACATGTTAATATGAAACAAGCAGAGGTGATTGCAAGAGCCGCTGAGGAAGCTGCTTCAATCGCAGCACAAGCTGAGGAGGCTCCTATTCTAGCCCGTAAGGCTGAATACGAGGCTAAGGGTTGGATTACAGCCTTTGATTTGGTTGAAGATATGCTCGACAGAGGTATTGACACTATCAAATCTGAAAGAGCTGCAATAAAAGCTAAACATCCTAAGAAATAAAGTAATACATTTTTAATGTATTATTTCCTTGACAAATAGACATTTCTGTGATATAATGGCCTATGTCTTGTTTATCTAAGATGACCTCCACAGAACTTAATATTGTCAGAAATCGGCTAGATGCTGACCTATTCCCTAATTTAGGGGAAGATGGTGACAATGTCTTTAAAATAGATGTTAATGGTGAATTAGCAGGAGCCATTAATATATCTCACGAAACAGCCAGCGATGTTTGTTATTTCGAGATATTTGTATTCCCTGAGTATGAGAGTCAGTGGGCTACGAGAGGTTTTCTAAAACAGCTATATTCTATAGCTTTCAATGATTTTAATGTGAATAGTGTTTGCACAGTGTCTAAAAACCCTAAGATTGGTAAGATGATGGCACAAGAAGGATACACAGCTTTTCATATAGACGAGACGGGGATTCACTTCGTCTTACACAAAGATAAATGTAGATGGATATAAAACATGGGTAAGAAATCACCAAGCACTCCGCCACCACCACCACCAGTGGAAACACCAGACTTCATTAGTGAAATCTCAGGTGTACGCCGTAGAGTTGTTAAAGATGCTAGTGGTAGAGAGACAATCATTGAAGAACGTCTACCTCTAACACCAGAAGAACAAGCAGCAGCAGATAAGCTAACAGAACTACAAGAGAGCAATCTAGCTCGTATTGAAGAACTATCAGGTTTCACCTCTGCTTTAGACATCCCTGAGTTTCAGGACACTATTGAGGCTTTTAGAAGTCAACAATTACGTTCATTTGAAGATACAGCAGAACTTGTGACAACAACACAAGAAGAAGCTCTAGCTCGTAGAGGGCTTTCAGAGAGCTCAGCAGGTATTGGCGTTAGAACAGCTCGTGAAGCAGAATTTAGACAAGAACTACGTGGTATTGACGAGAGTACTCGTCTAGCCGCTGAAGGTTTACGTCAAGAAGGTATTAGTAGAGCTCAGAATCTATTTGGTATTGCTACAGGCAGAGAAGATGTTCTTTATTCAAGATTTGCAGAATCACTTGGTCGTGGGCAATCTGGAGCATTAGCTCAACAACAGATAATGGGCCAACAGCAACAGCAACAATGGCAGAATCAATTAGCTATTGCTCAGATGAAGCAGAAAGCTGCATTAGGTACAGCTAAACTTGTTGGTACATTAGCGGGGGCAGCCATTGGTGGTCCTATTGGTGCCAGCATTGGTGGGAGCTTGTTTGGAGGCGGGGCTGGTGAAGCCGGAGCACCTAACGTAGACGTTGGTGCCTCTAAATTTAGCTCAAGCAGAACATTTGGTTTTTAGGAGACAGTATGGCAGACAGTACAGCACAACTAATGAAGCTTTTATCTGAACGTGGTAAAGTTAAGACAGCAGAAGAGCTCCTAGGTGAACAGGCTACAGGTTTAGCTGAAGCAGCAGGTCCACAAGAAACAATTGGAGGAGCTTTAGTTGAAGGTGCTTTAGGTGGTTTTGGTGTAGCCAAAACAGCTGAAGGTGCTAAGAAACGAAGCAAGCGTCAAGAAGCTATTGATGGTAAGATTGAACATCAGCTATTAGTTCAAGCTCACACAGAACAAGAAAAAGCTAAAGCTGAACAAGTTATGAAGGCTAAGGCCGTTCAACTTAAGAATCAGGAATACATTGATGTTTCTGTTGGTAGTGCATTAGCACTCCCTGTAGCACAACAAGGTGATGCTATTTTAGGTAAGCTTATGGCTAATGATGAAATTAGGAACATAGCTGTACAAGACTTAGGCTTTAGCCCTACATCAGCACGTAGCACAGGTAGGGACGGTGAGTTTGTATTTGAAGATGCTCAAGGGAATAGCGAAGTTATGTCTGTAATGAAACTTCTTAGCCCAGAGACACAAACACAAATTGCAGCTCTAAGAGCTAAACAGCAAAGTCTAACACTTGAAGGTAAGAAGACTTGGTTGGTGCAGGATGCTCAAGGCGGCACAACCACTGTATTTGGTTCATTAGAAGAAGCTACACAGCAGGGTAGAGTTATTGGTGAAACAGCCATTAAAACTGAGGCAACAGGTGAAGATGTAGGTTTGTTAGACCCTAAGAATAAGATTATTGGTGAGCAAGTTAAAGTGCTTACAGGTGCTAGACAATTAGAAGATGCTATTGCGAACGCAACCACTCTTATTCAAGAATCGCCTGAAGCAACCACCTTTGCAGGTGTGTTACAGCGTACAGGAGCTCGTATTGGGGCATCTGTTGAAGCCCTCCTACCTATTTCTAAAGGTACGCCTTTTGAGGGCGCTCTTTCATTCATCAGCCAAGATGAGACTGGTGGAGAAGACTTTAATAAGGTGTTAAAAGCTAATTTAGCTGATAAAAAAGGTATGAAGAATAGCTACCAACTGGCTTTAGCTGAAACAACTATTGGTTACTTGAGAGCCGAAGCTCTCGACCCGGGTAAGAAAACAGATAAAGATATTGAACGTCTCTCTCCTAATCTAGCTGGTTTTGCTTCTCCAGAAGAAGCTATGGCTGGTTTAGACTTCATCACTAAAGAAGTACAGGGTAAGGTGGCTACAGCTATTGCTGTTGGTAAGGCAACAGACCCCACCTTCGACCCTACACCGTTTGGTTACGGACCGAAGAGTGGATTTACAGATGAGAAGAGAAAGAGACTAGAAGAGCTTAGAGCTAAACAAGCAGCAGGAAAACTTTAATGCCTTTAACAGAATCAGAAGAGTTAGAATTACTAGAGCTTGAGCTTCTAGAATCGGAGCAAACTGCTCCTGTGTCTAAAGCTATGATGGGTGAAATTAGAGCAACACCCACTTTCGGTGAGAAAGCATTAGGTGTTGGAGAAGAGATTGCTAAAACAACACCAGAGATTGTAGGCGGTATAGCTGGTGGTGTTGTTGGGTCTTTGGCAGGTCCGGGACCTTCTAGAGTGCTAGGTACTCTCGGAGCTACAGCCGGTAAAGAAGTACAGCAATACTTAGGTTTTGAAGAAGACCAATCATTCTTAGATAATCTAGGTGAATCAGCTGTAGAAGAAGCTATTGGTGTTGGAATCACTAAAATAGCTAGACCTATTGCTAGAGCATCCTACCCATTCTTACAACCTACACTACAAAGACTTGGCTTTAAAAGAGCCGCCACAGCTTTTGATAATTTAGTTATTACTAATGCTGACCTCGACCCAACTAAAACCGGTGGTCGTACAGTTATAGAAGCACAAGAGAATCTTTTAGGTGAACGTAACTTATTAGCCTTTGAAGAAGTGAGTGGTCGAGCTGGGGGTGTTGCAGAACGTAAACTACTCAGTAAGATGCAGATATCTAGAGAATTTGATAATAGGGAAACAGCTTTCCAGAAAGTAAGGGAAGCTCGTAATAAAACTATAGCAACTCAACTTAGAGGTGGTGGTGTAGAACCTAGCGTTGTTCTAGGTAATACACGTCAATCATTAGATGATAACATCACTAAGCTTGGAAAAGACTTGGATGCTTTAGAACCTAAATTAGCTGCATTACGTGAATCTACACAAGTGGAAGCTAGAGGTGTTGTACAAGCTATAGAAGAGCAACGCTCTCTATTACAACAAGCTGTTGGTTCAGATAAGGCCAATGCCCTTGTTAATAAGATTGTAAATACATTTACAGACGAAGCTGGTAATCTAAAAGAAACAGTGAGTTTGGCTGACATTAAGATTATGGAGAGTAGCATTAAAGAAGGGCTTCCGGCCTATAAAGATAATGCTGTTGTTCAGAGCCAACTCTCAGGCTTGTATGCTAAGAGGCTACAGCCGGTGATTGGTAAGCTTAAAGCAGGTGCTAACAGCACTGTTGCTGCACAAGAAGGTTTGTTTGCAAGAAAAGCAACTCTTAAGAAGAGTTTAGAGAACTACAAGAAACAAATTAATAAGTCTGGTGTTAAAGCTGCTTGGACTAAAACGCCTACACTCACAGCAGCCGAGAACTGGAAGAACTTCGAAACCACCATGCTGTCTGCTGGCGAAGACGAAGTTGTACGCCTAGCTAGACAAGACTTTAAGAATGATGTTGTTAAGAAACTATTCACTAAAGCAACACATGGTGCTGGTAGAGAAGTTAGTGCTGCAAGAGCAGATGTTCTTTTAAAAGACAGGGATGTTCTAGAAGCTGTAGCTGGTAACCAATACACACAATTATTAGAAGATGCTCGTTTAATTGCTGAAGCACAGACAACTACAAGAGCCTTCATCCCGCGCATCACAGCTCAGGGAGAGCGTGAGAAGCTTGGAAGAGAAGCAGCTCGTACAGCTTTAGGTAGTGTGTTTAGTCGTATTAACCTCATCTCAGGTGTTTTTGATAAAACATCCAGAGAAATACTGTTTGGTGATGTAGCTGATTCTGCCGTACTAAAAGCTATTACAGGTGCTAAAGGTCAAGCTATTATAGAACGTGCTATGGCTGACCCATTAGGGACACCACAAGCTTATAATAACTTCGTACAGATTGCTAGAGAAATATACAGAGCTAGTGGTAAGGCACACGAAGTTATGTCTTACAATGAGTTTCTACAGCTAAATAGTCAAGAAGAAGTTGATGCCGGCGTGGGAAAGATCAATAGCCTTTCCACGACATTTGATGACAACCTAACTGTTAAGGAGTTTGATAATGAATTTACTCAAGAACCTGTGGAAGAGGTTATGCCAGCTGAAGGAGAGCGTATGTTCGACTTACCTCCGGTTGTTACAGGTCCCGATGGCCAACCCTCCTCTACCCAAGAACTCTTACAGCAAGAGGGCGCAGCAGGTGAGGTGGATACAGGAAAACCACGAGATGAGATTGGAACGCTTATACAGCAACTCGAAACAGGTTTGGCCAAAGATGTAGAGCAACCACTTCTAGAACTCTTAGAGATGGAAGAGGGCGTAAGGCTCAAATCTTATAAAGACAAGCTTGGTGTTAAGACTGTTGGTGTTGGCTTCAACATGGAACAAGAGAATGCTAAAGGCTTATGGGATGCTGCAGGTGTTCAAACGTCATTTGAGGATGTTTTAGCTGGTAGGAAAGAGATTACGGAAGAAGAAAGCCGTAACCTTCTTAGAATCACAGCTGATAGCGCCTTAGAGAGTGCACAGAGCATTATCCCAGAGTTCGAAGAGCTAACCCCTAACAGACAAGCTATATTGATTTCTATGGTTTTCCAGTTAGGTAAAACTGGGGCGGACAAGTTTAAAGGTATGAAGGCTGCTATTGCTAAAGGTGATTATTCTAAAGCGGCAGATGAGATGCTTGATAGCAGGTGGGCTAAACAAACACCTGAAAGAGCACAAAGAGCAGCATTAATGATGCGAGAAGATATATCAGAAGCAGAAGCAAGGGAAAAGGTTGCGTAATATATGGAAGAAAGGCTTAGAAAAGTGGAACTGAAGCAAGCAGAGCATTCAGTGAAGTTAGACGAACACGGTAAGATGTTTGATAATTTCATGGAGACTATGGATAAGTTTGGCCACAATTTAGAAGAGAACACTAAGTTGCTTAGAGAGAATGCAGCTGTCCGTAGATTTATTTGGAAAGCTACACCCATAGTGTTAACTATCGTTGCTGTAGTAATTGCAGCTGTTAAATTATTTAAATAAGGAGAATGAGAGAATGAGTTTTATTATTGAAAATCTAGATGCTATTATAAGTGCTGTTGAGGCTATTATAGCTGCAGCTATTGCTATTGCTGCTGTAACACCTACAGAGAAGGATGATGGTATCCTCAATCGTATTAGCAATGTATTTGCTAAACTAAAAGCTGTATTTAAAAAATGAATTGGTTAAAGGCTCTTTTAAGAGCTTGGGAAGCTGTTAAATACGGGGTGGCTTTCTATTTGGGAAAGAACCAAGCAGAGCGGGACGCTGCTCTAGATGCCATAAAGAGGGCAGAGAAGAGGAATAAGCTAGATGCAGAAATCGATTCTAATCCTAACGGTGATGATGTTAAGCGGCTGCGCAAACGCTGGCGCGGGATGTGAGTGGGTGAAACCCATTGTAATATCAGGGCCTGTTTCTGTTAATACAGAAACTCAGATATTAAAGCATAATAATGCTTGGGAGCATTTCTGTGAGTAGTTTAACAACCCCGCAAAGACTCAGGAAATACTTAGCTGCGCTAAGACTTCCATTTAATAAGAGTATTAAAAATATATTAGTGTCTAATAATGTACAAGATGCTATAGATGAGGTGACAGATTTGGCACGACTAGATTATATGTTTGAGGCAGCAAAAGGTAATATAGAAGGTGCTTCTATAATCCAGAAGTTTGGACATAGTGATAGTATAGGGACAACACTTGCAGTGGTGTCTGAAGGTAACATCTACCAAACACCAACTACGGCTACAGCCTTAGAGATAGTGTCTAGTGATGCTAATGACACAGATGGTGGTAGTGGAGCTCAAACTGTAACAGTGTATGGGTTAGGTGCTGATTGGAAAGAGCAGAGTGAAACTGTAACTATGAATGGTACTACAGCAGTGGCTCTAACGAAGAGTTACACTAGAATTTTTAGAGCATATGTTACTACATCTGGTACTTATGCAACAGCAACAGCAGGAAGTCATGCAGGAGAGATAACCATAAGAACATCTGGTGCTGGGGCTTCGTGGGCTCTTATTAAGGTGAATGGTCTTGCTTTAGGTCAGACGGAAATAGGTGTCTACACCATACCAAAAGGTAAGACAGGTTATTTAGTCTCACTACATGCACATGTTGAAACTAATAAACAAGTGGATATTTATGGGTTTATAAGGGATAATGCAGATGATGTAGTGTCTCCCTACTCAGGTGCGTTACGTGTGTTTTACCAAGCACACGGTGTTACAGAAGATGAAGACTTATCACCAAGGTCGGCATTAGGTGGTTTTGTAGGTCCTTGTGACATTGGTTTTATGGCAGAAGTGACTACAGGTACAGCTGGAGTCGGTATAGAATTTGAATTAGTATTAATAGATAATTAAGGAAATAAATAATGGCAATTACAGTTAAAACAGATGATGGTTTGCTTGAAAAAGTAACAGGAATCACAACTGGTAATGAATACATCTTTAAGGTTGACCCAACTAAACCTGTAAAGATTACAGGGTTTGCTACATCTACAGGTGATGCTCGCGTTATGTATAGCACAGATGCCTCAGTGACACCTACAGACCTCACAGCAGCTACAAGCTCTATGGTTGTTAGCTCTCTTGGTAGTTTCACAGATGAGATTGGTGAAGAGATGGGTGTTGGTATTGAATGGGTGGCTGTAGACGTTGTCTCAGGCACATGGACAAGCATCATTACACAACCAGATTCACGCGCAACAAAATAACCGTTAAGGAGCTACTATGCCTTTTAACCACAGCATAAACTGGCCTATAAATTCTAGTATTAACAATAGTATCAACTTAGAAGCTGGAGCATTTTCTCCTCTAGATCTTTCACCCGCCTTATGGCTTGATGCTAGTGACACTTCCACAATCACGGCTGCTACAACAGATTATATCACAGGTGATAGCTCTAACTTTGAAGGTGGTACTGTTGGTAGCTGGTCTGCTGCTGGTGTATCAAATGTTGCTTCAACAGATTCGCCTCTTGCTGGTTCTTATTCAAATATTGTTACCAACACTGGTGGTGGTGGTGCTCGTAGAACTGAATTAACTGTATCTGGTTTGGTTGTAGGAGAAACCTACACATTCTCATGTAAATCAGTATTGTTATCTGGTACTAATTATCGATTTGCTGCTTGGACTATATCTGCTGACCCTAATATTACAAAAACAAATACTACAGTTGAAGATGTTGAGTTTGATGTTGTTGCGACAGCTACGACAGGACTTATTCGTATATATGCTGGCCTTGATACTGGACATTCCTTTAAAATTGATGATGTAAAGCTCCAACGTAAGATTTATGTTTCACAATGGGATGATAAGAGCGGTAATGGTAATCACGCAGTACAAGGTACTGGTTCTTTACAGCTCACTACAGGCGCAGCCACTATGAATAGTTTGAATATACTAACATTCAACGGCACTGTTCAAAATGAGATGACTTTCTCAAACATTTCATCCGCAGAGATGACTATGTTCTTTGTATTCAGAAGGGTTTCTGGTAATGAAATTGTTTTAGGCGGTAATAGTGGCGGTCAAGGTGATAATTATCTGATGTCTGCGACTAATAGAGGTGAGTTTAGGATTGGTGGTTCAGATTGGAAAAATACGCCAGTAATATCTGACACTGATGTTGTTCTTGTTATCAGGGGTTCTGATACAACAGGTGATTTTGATTATGCTTTTGGTACTGACGCTCTAACAACTATAGCAGAGAACCCTTCATTCCCTATAGGTACCGCAACTATAAATACTATTGGTTCTAGTTTCTTTGATTCTGTTTCAACTGGTGGGTTTGCTGAGATTATAGTTGTACCTTCTCTAGTATCTGAGTCAGATATAGCAAGCACCCAAGCCCTTTTGGTTAATAAATGGACACCTTAAATGAGCGTATACACATCAACAGTTAAGCAAGATGTTATAGATGCAGCCGATGCATTCTTTGAAGAAATGAAAGCAGTACATATCGCTAACGGCGGTGTTGTAACTAATGGAGTTATTATACATGTAGAAGGGAAACAAGGTACTGAGCGTTGGGATGTTGTTGAATCATCCCATGATGATACAGTACATTGGATAAAAGAACCTCCTTCTTCTGTTATACCTACAGATAGAAAAGATGCTGCTTTAGTCGGTAAGAATCTAACTAAGAAAGTCGCTCCAGATGACGCTTGGAAGAAATTCTCTTTGGATGGTGGTCATTGGACATTAGCTTTAAATACAAGCATAAATGGTACAACAGGTGCAAATCAATGGACAGATGTTAGTGGTAAAAACAACCATGCTACAGAAGCATCTAACCCACCTTTATTAGGTGTCAATACATTAAACGGTCATCCTGTTTATAACTTTGATGGCTCTAAGAAAATGACCACCCCTAACGCTATAGCAACAGCAGAAACTCCTCTGGAAGATGAAACGTTATTTATTGTTTGTAGAGGACAGTTTGATGGATACCAATATTCATATAACCCAGCTTTGGGTGTTTCAGGTAAGTCATACTTGGTAGGTTCTTCTGAAGGTGGTAGAGATTTAAGTTGGCTTGTAAATGGTCAAGGTATAGGGACATCAGCACTAAGAGCTACAGGTAAGTTATTAGATAATAATAGGTGGACTACAATAACATGTAGACGCTCCGTATCTCTTAATATTATTGAGTGGTTTGAAAACGGTAAACTTCTATCCAAGCAAACACATAATAATGGTTCTTTAGATTCTGGCTCTTATCTGATTGGTACAGACCAATGGAATCATAAGTTTATAGGAGATATTGCTGCTATATACACATCTCCAACATATATGCCAGAACATACCAGAAAAGGTGTGGAGGCAGAACTTGTGCGTACATTCCAACATTATACACATGCAGATGAAATTACTAATATGCACATAGGTGTTCAGAGATACTTCCATAGGAACGGCTATACATCATTAGCACAATTACCTGCTGAGGAAACGCTTTCAGTTGTTGCAGGACAATCAAATGCTGTTGGATGGACTAGCAGCCCAATTACTGGTTTACCTGCTGCACTACAATTAGAGCAAACAGATATAAAGATTTGGGATGGGACAACGTTTAGCAATTTACATGCAGGGGTAAACAATCAAGGGGCATCAAATTTATATCACGGTGCAGAGATGACGCTTATGCGTACACTTGTTGATGCTCGTGGCGGTACAGGTTATTTAGTTAAGTATGCAGTAGGTGGTACTAATCTACATACTGATTGGAATGTTCCTGATGGTTATAGGTATGGTAAACTTATAGAAACAGTAGAAGGTGCTATATACGATATGGGTGATACGAATGGGATAAGGATGAACTTATCTGAATTACTCTGGTATCAAGGTGAGAACGATTCTGTTACATTAGAGGCAGGACAAGCCTATCTTCAAAATGAAATAGATTTATTTAACGCTATAAGAAATGAGTTTGGTGCTGGTATTTCGTTTCTTAATATACAAATTGTTTGGAACTCTAGCAATGCAGGATATGATGCTGTAAGACAAGCAAAAGCAAACCACGCTGCCTTAGATGCTAACGTACATTTAGTAACTGAATGGACTGAAAAAACAACAGGTGACCATATCAGTAGCCAAGAATCGCAAGATGTTGGTTATTGGGCAGCTCAAAAAGCTTTAGGGGTATAAAAAAGGGAGCTACATGCTCCCTTCTCCATTAGATGTGTCTATTAAAACTTAATAGCTGCTCCAACACCAATTAGAGCTGTACCACCACCCGATACGGCTGCACTTCCCTTAATACGGATGCGGTCGTTCAAGTCTTTAGTTGCGCCTACGGCGAACGCTTGTTTACCATTATGTGTACCAATACCAATTCCAATTGCACCATCAACTTCTGGTAGGTTGGCAGAAGCTACAGCAGCTGCTAAACCACGAGATAGGTTGTTACTTTCTCGTTTAGCATCTCGCTCACGTTCAAACTCCATAGTGAAGTCTAAGTTGGCGGGTGCTCCAGTGCGACCATTCTGACGGAAGTCATTTAGGTTTTGCGCATTAGCTGCTCCTACAACCATTGTAGATAACAACGCTGCTGTCATAAGTAGTTTATTCATATTAGTTTCTCCTCATTTAATATTAAACTAAGTACACCCTAACATAAAATAATGGACTTGTCAACATGTTTTTTAAGTTATTACCAATTATAATTCCGACGTTGCTTCTTCTCCATCTTGCAACGTGGCTGTTTGGGTGAGATGCTTGTCATACATCATCTCCACTTTGTAGTCTAACAGAGTGCCTTCAGGACTCTCCATCACTTCATCACAATGAGACTCTGTAATACTTGTCTCAGAGCTATGGAAGTCTTTCGCAGCTAGGGCTGCTCTATTCAGCCACACCACTTTAAAACCAAACTCTTTTAACATACGTAATTCATTAGGGAATCTAGCATCATCACATGTTAGGTTCCCTATTTTGTCTTTAAGTGCTTCTCTAGCCATGATGACGTGTACCTCATGGTTCCACTTACGCATCACGTCTGTACCAAGCTGCTGCATAACCCTACGTGGAGATGTACTCTCTTCATTAAGCCAATCAAATAGGGCTAGACGTACATCACCATACATCTGGTCACCTGTAAGTCCTTTTAACATAGCCATAGGTGTTTGAGGCTCATCCATAAGGCGAGCATTAGCTCCAAACTCACTACAACCTAAACGTGTCAGTATTCCCTTACATATAGCTATTGTCACTTTGTCCAATCCACCAAGCTCACCAGATACACGTCTAATAATCTTCTCTTTGTTAGGTGCTTGCTTGAATTTAGGATTGTAACACTCATCGTGTGTAAGCACACCAGCTTCTATTAACACTTCTTTCATTGGTGTAGCAAAGCTAAACTTATCAGCATCAAACGACTGTGTAAACACATCCGCTGCTCTGCTCTTACCACTTCCAGCCAACCCACAAAATGCCACTCTTTTCTCTGTCATAGTCTCTCCTCAAAAGGAAGCACGCCCGAAAGCGTGCTCCAAGTTAGATTACAATTTTATGCACAACAACGTCTGTGTGCGCCTTTTCTTCACTTCTAGCATTGTAGCTATGCAATTCACTGTCTGTTGGGTAACCACCCTCTAGAGCTTCTTGCAAGTCCACCTTAACACTATCAATACTTCCATCTTCAAATACGATGTGGTAGTTTTGGCTGGCTCTGCCAGCTAAGTTAAGCGCCTTGTCCGAGTAGGCATTATCGCCAACTGGACTACCTCCGCGAGAGAATTGGTCTGAGACATATGCCTCATGTATGTGACCCGAAAGCACATAACGTACAATAATACCACGATTAGCATACTTAGACTTAACTTTAACAACTGCCTTACCTACATCTTTTTCCATGTTATGACCATGCACTAAAAGAATGTGTTGGCCGTGAATGTCGACAATGTGTTCTAATGGGTCTGTTGGAAGGGAGAATGTTACACCCTTACTACCTAAGAACAACTTACGTAATGACATGAAAATCACTTCGTCATAGTTGTCTGAAGCTAGCTTACTAGAATGATGACAGTCTTTACCAACCCTACCTTCATTACCATTAATCCAACTCACTGTGACATTAAATTGTGTGTTGAGCTCTAGAATCAACTGTTGAAGAATATCAACTGCTAGGAATGTTGCTCTAGAACGGTTAGTGTGGTTATTTAAAAGCTCATCTAAACGGCGGTCGCTGTTCATGAAGTCACCTGTACCTGCAACTAGAACATGTTTACAACCTTCCATCTTGAAGTGCTTCATAGCCTTCTGTGTGAAATGACGCAAGCGGGCGCTTGCTATGTCGAAGTTATACTGGTTTTGGTCTAGATTAACCAGCTCGTTAAAGTGTATGTCTGTTAAGTGTAGGATTCCCACCGGTGTGCCCTTCTTAGAACGAAACACCTTAGTGCATTTAGACAGATTGTTGGTCTTGAAGGTCTCGTCAAGACTTCCCATGTATGCTTCTAAAGCATTATTAACTCTGTTCCACTCACGTAGAGCTTTAGTGTTAATACGCTTCTCGTCTTGCATACGTTGGTTTTTTCTGGTGGTTACGATGTTTGCTTCGACTAGTTCTTCGTCAGAGCGTGCATCTATGCTCGCCACCCAGTTTTGAACTGTACGTGGCTTAGAGCCAATAGCCTTAGCTATTTCTGTACAATTACCTTTGTGAACCACAAGCAACTTAATGAGTTGTTCGTTAGTTGGTTTCTTTACTTTAGCCATGACAGCCTCCTCACTCTGTTGAGTGGTATAAATGTTTGGCAACATTTGCCTAAGATGTTTCTTACTTAGACTCCATTATACCACATATGTTGCTAAATGTCAAAGAGTGTTTAGTTGTATTTTAGCACTCTTAAATATAACAACGGCTTATAAATTATTTATTTTTCTTTACGTCCTCACACGTACCGACACTACCTACAATCTTGTCATGTAGGTCAGGGGTTCCTGCGAACATAATTAAGAACACCATTATTGTAGCAAAGAGCATAACATCTTCTTGGTTCATTTCTTCTTCCTCTCTTCATTTGTTTTTTTCTTGTGGCACGGCTTACAAAGGATTTGTAAATTACTCACGTCACACAGCAGTTTCTTTATAAACACTACTATGTCATCATATTCATTTAAAGAACCGCAAGGTATTATATGGTCCACTTGCACGTCTCTTGTCGGGAAGGACTTTTTACATATAGCGCATTGGTATTCTTTCCTTGTACGTTTCAGGCCCTTCTTTTTCCCTGACTTGTACACTCCCCCTGTTTCAACCACAACACAAGACTTCTTCATAATCTCGTTACGTGGTGGCCATCTTATAGTACGCAAACCACCACGTATCTTGGCGAAGTAGGCCGCTTTGCTCCACTGACCCCCAGCATATGGTTTATCTACTTTCCTACTCATCTAGTTTCCTAACCCACTTCAGTACTTCACCAAACTCTTCTCTGTGTATTATATCATAACTACAAGAAGTATAAGCATTATATCCATAAGCCGTGTAGCTCCTCACTCCTTGATCTGTTTCATATAGTTCTACTTGCACCACTTCGTGTACTCCATCATTATTTGTGGCCATTTTAATAGGAATAATTTTAACAAGCTCTTTAGTTTTTTCTTCTTCCTCTATTTTTTCTCTATAGTACTTTACTGCATTCTCTAGACGACTAATGTCTAATCTAAGGTCTTCTTTGATAACTTGATTATAAACTAGACATAAACATAAGATAACTACTATAACTATTAGTATATACATCACTCTTCCTCCTCAAAATCTAATAACACATCCACACCTAAGAAACGTTCAACATCTGTCTCTTCTATGTCTTGTAACACTTCATCTAATTCAGCATCCCCAATCATACCAATGTTGTATGAAGCCCTAGCAGCTGCTTGATTTAGTATTTTCCACCAAGAGGGGTCTTGTTGTGGTAGTTCCCCTAACATTATAGCTAGCTCTTCTACAGTGCCCTCTAGGCTTGTCGTAACCGTCACTGTTGACGGGTTGTTTCTCTCCATAGCAGCATCCACCATTAGATGAGCATATTTATCTCCACCATCATAACACATACATCACTCCTCTTCTTAACTGTCGCGGGTTTGATTGTCCTCAATCACAACTCGCACTTTATCAATTGATTGTTTAGTTTTCTTGTTGTTTGGCCAGCACTTATCCAAGTAATTGCATCTTGCGCAGTTCCAAGCCACTTGTAATTCCCCTGACCCATTCACGTATGGATTACCTTTATGCCAATGGTTTTGAGGGAACTGGCAAACTGGAATGTCTTCTACACTATCATACTTACGGCTCTCTGTCAAGCGATTTGTGAACTCATGCACCTCAAAATCAGCACTTTCTTCTAACCCCTTGAATGGTATGGCTTTAATATCACCTGTATTTAGATTGTAAACATGCCAGCCTCCAGCAGGTAGGCCTGCTCCCTGAGCATATATAGATAATTGAGCCTTATACCCAAACGGGTCGCTCTCAGATAACGACTTCGAGCTTTTAAATTTATCCTTGTAGTTTTCATCACTTGTACACTTGAAATCTACCACTTCACCATCTAATACATAGTCCCAGCTCCCTCGCAGTGTAATCTCTCCTAGGTTTGTCTCTGTACGTTCCTGACAGCGTTCAATAGGTATGCCAGCTTCTTTCATTAAATAGACGATGGTGTGCTCCGCAACGGAGGACACAATCATCTTCAATCTTGTAGCTTGTTTGAATTGGTCTCTATTGGTTGTTTCAACACCGTTCTCCATACACCACATTTGACGTTCCGTAGCTGATGTACCAGAGGGGGAGAGCTTCTGTAACCCTCTCCCCTTCAGTTGTGCTCTAAGAGTGTCCTTAATAGCCCCCAGACACTCCTCAAGCAACTCCTCGTCAGCATCTACACCATTCCCCACCTTATCGTGTATCCACTGCTTAAAATGGGTTATGTGCTTCTTCATTACTTCTCTTCTCTCATGAGTCTTTCTATGATGTCCGCTGCTTGTTTTAACACTTTGGCATCACCTCTAACTTTCCAACTAGTCATGTGGTTGGCTTCGTGTATTAAATAACAACGCATATCTGCTAAGCGAGCTTCGCTGATTTTCTCTTCTTGGGCTTCTTCTAACTCTGAAATAGTATTTGTTGATTCCTCTAGCGCGTCTTGTAACTCTCCTACAATGTCAGCATGCTTAGATTCTAGTTCTAGCATATCTTTTTCCACTTGAGCTTTCTTCTTCTCAAATTCCTTCTCAAGCTTCTGTTCCATCTTCAACTCTTTAAGCTTTGTTTCAGCTTCAATGTTGTCTGAAATAGCCTCTAGTTTAGCCTCAGCACGCTTCTCCACTTCTTTATCTAAATATTCTAGTGTTTCCTTCACTTGTAAAGCCACATCTTTATGAGACACGCCAGTGTCCACCACTTTAGTTGTTTCTGTTACACTTGGTTCAATTTTAATTACATCAGTCATTATAATAATCCTTTTAGTTTGTTAAATATTGTGTCTTCTCTTGGTTTAATTATATTTGGTTTCCACTCTGCAAAATCATAGGAGGGTGATGTTGTGAAATCCCCACTGCTATCAAAACATATTGATGGAGACGGCTCTGCATTACTATAGAGTCCTCCTTCTTTATTGTCTTCTTCTTTAGAAGGTGTAACTAATTCTAATTCATCTTCATCAAAAGTGAGGGTGCACCATGTAGTGGTGCACAACCATTTGTCATATTCTTCAATATACTTACTTATTGTGTACTCATCACACCTATAGCTACCTACTCCTCCTATATACCTAACCTTATCTCCAGCTTTAAACTTATTAGGTGTTTCTTTTGTTCCATATAATTTAATATCACCGTTAGATATATTACCTGTAGTTTCTGGTTCTAGTTGTTCCCAACTATCTAGCTCATAGTCAGCCCAATTAAAATCTCTCTCATCACCATCCCCAAGTTTGTTTATCCTATATTTAAACATCCTAGATTGGTCTGAGCTTATCTCTATAATAGAACACCTACTACCACCTGACATAATAAATTCATCACCTATCTTATATTTATGAGAACTCTCTTGTTCAACAGAATTAGGGAATGGTTTTAAGAATTTAGCTCCTGTTTCATTATAACACCATGTGGACTCTCTATCTGGGGCAGTCATATCCATCACGTCTATGAAGCCTCCAGTACTAATCTCCACTACTTTTAATTTATGATCTTGAAGTGAGCTGAAATACCCTGTATCTATAACAAAATCACCAATTTTAAATCCGTTCCGTTCTTCCACATTTAACCTCCTCTCGTTTAAATAATATACAGGGACTACTGGTAAGATATACATCTCCTTGGGTAGTAATTACGTCAGATAGACAACCTGTACAACCAGCCTAGCTCTCTAACGGGTTAGCATCGTCGAAAGGCTTGTCCTCTTCCTTAACCTCTAGCTTGGGCATCTCTGGGAAAGACCCATCACCACCTTTAAGCAGGTCGTCTGTAGACTTACGCACTAAACTACGTACATAAGCTAACATAGTTTCAGCATCCTTCATCATAGCCTTAGTGAGGCCACCATTCTCTGCAGCAACTTTAACAATCTCTACAACAGCCATTGTTTGGTTCTGCTCAACAATAATGCGGTCCTTAACTGTTACATTGTATTTAGCTTGAGCTACAGCTTGTTGAGCTGGAGCCTGAGCTTGTACAACTTGCTGTGATGTCGGAGCTGGTGCTCCTCCCGCGCTACGTACAACCAATGTTTTAGCTGTTAGGTATTGGTTAACATATTCACCTTTCTGTGATGTTGTATAATCAAATTCAACACTGTCACCCACTTGTGGTAGTGCTCCTTTGATGTAGTCTGATTTAGTTGTGTATTTACTATTATCCACTGTCACTGACAGAAAGCCGTTATTAACTTTAGCTTCTGTTACAATTCCTGATACATGACTCATTATTTATTCTCCTGTTTATCAAATTCTACTTTTAGTTCTTCCTTCACTGTGTTCAGGTTAATGTTAAACCCGTTCACAACGTCTTCTAGTGCCTTACAGATGTTCTCTGGTAGGTCGAACGCAAAGGACATAGCACTCTCTGCTTGGTCACGATGTGTTTGGATTTCTCCAACATGACCAGCTGGTAAACGCGACTGCGCTGCTTCCAGTTCTTCCTTGTTAACATCTACAGGTGTTACATCGTTCTGTAGTTCCATTAGCATCTCCGCTGCATGTGCTAGGCACATTTCTGTCACTTCTGGTGTTGCAAGCAATGGCTTATGCTTCACTAGGTTTAGACAAGCTAACGCTTCATTTAGTTGTTTCATTTATTTAGTCTCCTCATACTCTTTAACATCAAACCAATTTACACCCCACTCCAAATCAACACCCATTGGTATTTGAATGTCATATCCAAAGTAGGACTTAAATCTCTTATTCACTTCTACCATTTCTTTATACACTATATTCATGCACTTGTCAAGAACTTTTTTATGACAATCTAAAACAATCTCATCATGCACTTGTCCAATGAAATGAATGTTAGGCTCATCCTTGACTTTCTCATAAACACCAATCATAGCACATTGCATAATACGTCCAGCAAATCCCTGCACAGGGTAGTTGAGCCCTTTGTTCTTCCACCCCTTACCTTTAGTGTCATAACCTCTATAAAAATTAGAATGTGTAGCTCCCTCGAAGTTGTAAGCGTACCCATCTAAAGCTGGGTCGGCATATTCTTGGTTGGCTCTAATACGCGCATGCACTTCATCATTCCAAGGCTTAACACGTTGGTAGTCATTATAGAAAGCTTTATGCATAGCTTCTTCTAATTCATCTTTAGGGAACAACCCAAATATTAGGCCGAAGTTAACATTCTTCTGATTACCACGCCATGTCTTACGTTCATCATCTGTAGCTCCGTCCCACGTCCCTTGTCCGTGGTAGTAGTCAACAGCCCATTTAGCTTTGTCTGTATGGATGTCTACACCATCCTCATAATGTTGTCTACCTGCTGCGTCATTAGCTAATTCTAACACCGCACGTAACTCTAGTTGCCCGTAGTCTGGGGCAACAATACAACCATCTTCTCCATACCTACTAACAATCATCTGACGTATATTATTAGCACCTCCATTATTATGTTTAGCTGGTAGGTTCTGTAGGTTAGGTTGGCTAGAGCTGTAACGACCACTACGTGTCCCTGCTTGGTTAAAGCTCCCGTGAATACGACCATCGTCACTAATCTCATTAATAAGGCCGTAGTAGTTCTTGTCAAGCCATGTCTTCTTGCGAGACAGGTCTGTAAGAGCTGTAATGAAACGTTCAGCCTTCTGTGACAATCCACCACGTTCTTCTAATGCTTCAATTACAGTCTTACCTGCACCAAAGCCATTAACACCAACAAACTTCTTAATAGGCTTAACATTAAACCCGTAAGGTAGTTTAACGAAACATTCATCCACAAGCTTATCAAAAGCCTTCTGCGTCTTACAACGCTTCATGTTCTCTTTCCAATAGTCTTTAGGCTTCGCCACGCCGTTAGCTATTTCTTCAGGAGTGAGGGTTCTAAACTCACGACTGTAAAGGAGCTTGGCCATTTCCATAGGACTATTAAGCTTGAAGTTCTCAGGCTCAGGGTAGTTGTTCTCAATAGCTAAGTACACTTCTGTCTCAGCCGCAGCTACAAGCTTCTCGAAGTCATGTTTAATCTCCTCAGCTTTGCCGATGTCGATACAGAAACCATTGTATTCCATTTCGGCTGTCACCTTGTTTAAATCACGATTAAGACGTAACATAGAATCAAATCTTTGCCGATCTTTTTGCCGATCTTGTTCAACGTATATTAAAGCTGTGTTGTACACGTCATAATACAAGTATTCTGACAATAGGCTGTAAGGTATTTCATCTGTATTAACACCATCTTTCCACATCTTTTTAATAATGTCTATTTTGTTTGTACCGCCGTATTCTGGGGCTAGCTTATCTAGGCCGAGCTTACTAAACACGTCCTTACCGCCACGTAGGATGTATTCTCTAATGAGTGTGTCATCAAGGGTGTGGTTGCGCCAGTCCCAACCACAACGACGTAACCAATTAGCATCATATTTAATGTTATGACCTACAATAGTCTTAAAGCCTTTCATGTATTCAAACAAATCATTTAAACGCTCAGGCTTCCATTCATAATATTGGCCTGTCTGTATGTCACATGTGCCAACGAGAACAATCTTGTTGCCGTCATTATAAGGAGAGCCGTAATCGGTGAAGGCTTTGACTTTACCACCCTTGTATTTCTCTTTCATAGAGAAACACGTTTCGCTGTCTAACACTAATACACCATCATTCATCTTCTTCTTCCCAACTAAAATCACACTCTTCTATTAATTTTGCAACTTCTACGAGGTTAGCTGCCCAGCTCATATTGTACACCATAATCAAGAACGACTCATCATCTTTTGGTTCTATCTCTATGTGCAGGTCGTGCTCAAACTTCCCTAGCTTCTCAACTACATCAAACACCTGCTCTTTATTGACAAATTTAAGCTCCAACGACCAAGTACATATACTGGCCGCATTCTTACTTTTGTGGTAATATTCCATATCATTCCTCTTCACTGAGATTTATCGAGGCAGAGGGATTTATTCCTCTATCCATGTACATGTCATAGGTTCTAAATAAGCTACAAACTGCCCTTTAGGACCTTTATTCTTACATATGTTAAAATAACGCTTATATGCTTGTATAAGCTGCCCTTCTTTATTTTGAACACTAACTAACAGGTCTTCTTTATCCATCCCCATCCCTATAATAGTTCTGAATGCTCCCGGAACACCTGTCTTACTATAATCAATGTTCTCTATACCCACCCACTTACCAGCAGTTGCATCAGCCTGAGTTGCACATAAATAGTGGTGATTATATTTCTTAGACAACCCTTTAATCTCTTTAACAATTTCTGTACGCATCTCTGTTTGGCTGTTGTGCTTCATTCTAATATTCTGGTATTGGTCGTATATAACCAAATCTGGTGATGTTAGTTTTATTAAGTTCTCAATATCTGCAATATGGAGAGCCCCTCCATTATAGGTACACAACACATCCTCTGGGTTTACAACACCATAAGATAGATTAAAATCCCCCATAAACTTCTGCTCGTAGTGAGCTTGGTTAGACAATATAGTTGCTTCATCTACTTTGAAATAGCTGTTTAGGTAACGGATGATGAGGTCTGATCTACCATCCTCATCAATACATAAATGTAATACACGTTTACCAGATTTAAGCATCTTAACAACCTGCGGTACAATCCACGACGTTTTACCTCCATCGGTTCTAGCTACAAACAGAGTACCCACTCCGCAGCGTAATCCTTTAACTTTCTCCTCCATTTGATCTAAGTGCCACTCACCTACACTACCGCTTTCATCAAGAGCCTCTCCAAGGCTCATAGATGTTAGCATAGTTTCTTCTGTGCCAGACTCCAGCTCTCTAAGTTCGGCTATTAAGTCAGCCAAGGTGTCTGTGTTCTCTCCGTCTTCTGATGCATCAGACAGCTTGAAACGAATAGCATTCTCTAACACGTGTTTGAAGAACACGTCTGTTGATTCACCAAGCTCCATTTTATACATTTCTTTGTATGTTTCTAGGAGCTTCTCCTGTTGCTTTTCACTCTGTCCCATGAATGTTTCTTTATGTGTAGCGTACAAAAGCTTCAGGGGGACGTCTGAGGATGTCTCAGCATGTAATGTACGTAGCATATTTAATGCTTTAAACAACAGAGAACGTTTACCATTGTCAAAATGAGACACATTAATATATTCATTGTATTTATTAAACGCTTCTTTTGTTAGAAGCTGTAGAATTATTTCTTTTTCCATGCGTCTCCTTTAAAAGGGGATGTTTTCTTCCCATTCATCTTCATTTCTAAGCCCATCACGCTCTGCATCTGACATAGCCCTACGAAACTCTTCCATTTCATCGTCGTAGGCTTTCTCCTCAGCTTCAATCATAGCTTCTATTTCTCCTACAAGAGCTAATAATTTAGCCACCACTTCATATAATAATTTATTACTATCCATCAGTAGTCTCCTCTATCTATGTCTATGTTAATCTCTGAGGCTAATTCTTCATTAGCTTCTCGCTTCATACTCTCTGCACACCACGTATGTACAAACTCTCCGAAGTAGTATTCTTCTGCGTCTGCTTCCATCAGTGGTTCTCCACAATATTCACATATCATTTCTCTAACTCCTCTTTACTTAAATAACGTGGCTTCTTATCGAATTGTTTAACTGTAACATGAAGCCCTTCATTTGTCAACTTCCTTTTAATCTTTTTTATTGTACTCCTAGCAACACCCATATCTGGGATGAACACAACATTAGTGCTCTGTAGCTTTCGGGAACATGACAAAATATTCGCAAGTTTTGTCTCCGTCAAGCTCAGACCCATCAACGCACACGTGGCTAACCCTTTTTCCCCTAAAGAAATTGCTGAGGTTGGTGCTTCCACGATATACAATGTCATCTTCTGCTCTCTTAGCCACTCTGTCGAACTCTCTGCTATCAATATGTTCGTGAATATTGCACCATCTGACGTCATATTTACCCATTTTCTTCCTCCAGTTCTTTGAATAAGTCGGCTAACATACCCATCCATCTGTTGGTGTCTTGGTAGAGGGATGATAAGTCTTCCGTTAGCTGCGTCCCAACGCATGTCATAATCTGTGAACGCTGCTTGGCTGATGTTGTTTGCTTCAAGATACGCTCCACACTGTCTGGGACACCATCGTATAGCAGTTGGAGGAATAAGAAGGCGGACACTAGCTTCCTGTTCTTTATTCTCCACACCATGTCGAACTGGGACTCCAGAAGAAACTCCCCTTCCTCTAATTCCTTTGCTTCCTTCTCCGTTTTCAACACGTCCTCTACATTGACAAGCATCTGAGAAACAGTTGTATTTAATAACATCTCCATCTCTTCGAACCCCAAGCTCACACGAGCTAGGTGTCTCTCCACCGATTGCAGAGCGATAACATCTCTCGCCAACACTGCCGTGTGCCACGTCTCCATCATTTCTAACGTCGTCACTAAATGTGTCATATATCCATTCCTCTTTACTATTACGTTTATTTCTCATACACTGTTTTAAGTTCTAAGCAGTTGTGTTTGTTGTCGTAATCAAACACATAAACTAATTTGTTGTAAACAAATTTATTAACACAACCTTTATACAACTCACCTTTCTCTAATGCCTGAACACCTCTAATACCTAACATCCATTTAGCATGAGCAGGTCTAATCTCTAATCCTCTAGGTGCGCACCACCTTTGGTGTAGCCTAAGAATAGTGTGTCCACAAACCCTTATCCTATGGTTTTTATTGCCGTAGAACACTGTTGGGTGAGGGGCTCCTATTCTCCACCTAAGTATTTTCTTAACTGGGTTTAATTGCTCGCCCATATTAATTCACCTCTCATACGTGTCCCTGTTTTATTAACGTAGTTCTCATACACTTCTATGTAACAACTTCCATCAGAGCACATGTCTTCTGCTTCGCGTAAGACAACATCTAAGTGGTTGTCCGAGACGGAGCTATGGCTCCCGTCGTTAGATGTTACATGTGTTTCATAACCTACGAATTTAATATCTTCCATTATTATTCCTCATAATTCCATAATTGATATATTAGGCACATCATAATAACAGCCATTAACATCATTATTAATATTTCAACCATCATTCATCTCTTTAATTCTTTTAGTTGCAGCACGACGTGCTTTACCTCTATTACCAAAGACACCTACATCAGCAACCTTAGTTAGTTCTGATTTAAACACCTTCTTTTTAATGTCAGATATAATATACACTTTACTAAACACTGTAGCAAGCCACGTTCCATTTACATATTCTGTATGTGGTTGAAGTATTCCCATTTCTAATATTCCTTCGTTTGTTAATTTCTATATATTAAATGTACATATTTAAAAAGCATCTGTCAAGAGGTTTTTTAATATTTATTTAAATTAAATGATAACTAATTGATTTCCCTAAAGAAATCATAATAGCATGTAGCCCGAAATTCGTTAAGAATTGAAGGGCTACTAATATACAATATTCTTATCAATATTATAATGTCCTGAAAGGACATAATTATAGCGAGTAGTGATAACTATTGTTAATTAAATAATAAGAGCCGTTGGGCGGCTCTATTTAATGTTATTGTTAGGATGACTACACAACACTGTCGTGTTGTTAGTTATACTAACTAACCTAGTAATAGTTAAAATAGCATATTTTTAGAAATAAGTCAAGAAAAAACGTACACTAAAATAAAATTAATTATTTTAAACTTTTCACTTGACAAATCTGTCATTAACACCTATACTTATTAATAGTGGTGGTGGCAAGTGCAGTATTATCAGCCAGCGGGTTCAATTCCTGCATCGTGTCCGTGAGACGGTTGGCTGTTGTTTTAACTGGCTACGGCGGTTTTAACAAACTCTACTACGAGGCCAAGGAAGTAGCGCAGGATTAACGCCCTGCCCATCACTAAATAATAGAGGTTTTTTTTTATTTCCTTTTTCCCTCTATTAACACACGAGCGAGCGTGAAAAGAGCCTCTGTAAAGGCTCTTTTTGCTTGACAAATAGATAAAAGTGTGATAGAATGTACGTATTAACAAGAAACATTATTTAACATTTAACATGCACCCGTAGCTTAGTGGTAGAGCGTTCCCTTACAAAGGGAAAGACGTTGGTTCGAGTCCAACTGGGAGCACCAAACACTGCGTGTTTGTTTCTTATGAAATAAGACGCACCAATTTACTTGTAAATCTAACCAAACATTGTTTTCGGAGAAAATAATGACCCCTTACACTAAAATTTTACGCGTTAAGCAAATAGGTAATGTACGAATATACAAATGCTTACATGCTAACGGGATGCCTTGTGTTGTTGCCGTTAAAGGTGACAAACACGTAACAACTATTTCATCCTATGAGGATGTAGAAGACTTATGGAGGGCTTATGTCGGACATAACAAACAAAACAGAGAACATTGATAAATGCCTTGGCTGCGGTCAAGAATGTTGTATTAATGAAATGTGTGGTAAAGAAACACCACTATGTGCTATTAATAACACACATAAACCATCATTAGACGAAGCTTATGACAGAGTTTTGAACGATGATGAGAATTTAGGTGACTGCTAATTGTCATCAGACAATTAACACCTAATTACTAACGAAGAAGCCCGCATTAGCGGGCTTTGTTTATTAGTCCGTAGTGTATTTATATTTATAAGATTCCATCATACGTATTAAAGAATCACCTTTATGCATAACTAGATCAGGTTCATGATTTAAAGGGTTTAGTGTTACAACAAACGTAACACCGTTTATAATGTAATATTTATCTACGTGCAAACCTTTAGGTTCACCATTCAGTCCTAAGTTACTGTTATGTTTAACCATCATTCTCCTTTCACTTATTCGTTTTCACTCCTTTGCTTTGTGTTTTTGTATTTTTTGTATTAGTTCTCTGTATTGAAGAAGGTCGTCCCAATTAGCGTTAATTTCACCTTCTGCTATTTCAACACAAAAGTTTAAAGCATCCACCAATGTGTCACGTTGTTCCTTTGTCTCCGCATTTTCTGCTTTAGCAGAAGCAAGTTCACTTGTTAACGCAGTCACTTGCTCTTGTAATTGGTCATTATATTCACTCAATTTCTTCTATCTCCTTCATTACATCATCGGGAGCTTCTTCGTTAGAAGATGCAACCAACTCGCCCTCCTTATTAATATTGTCAGCATCTTTAGATGCATCCCCTAAATTGCGTCTTGTTTCTCTTACACATCCAAGAGCAGCACCTAGTCCGTGTTTAACATTCTCGTCTTCTATAGCCTCGTACACGCCATTTATGGCGTTGTGAACGACAGTGAACACCTCCTCCTGTCCGTCGGCTCTACCTCGTGAATAGGCTTCTTGTTGGGCTTGTTTTACTATCTCTTCGGCCTCTTCAAAGTCGATATGTTTTGAAACTGCTGGGCGAGAACCGTCAATAAAAACTTCCGTGATTCTTACCTCAACACACCCAATAACTTCTTTCGCAATTTCTTCTGCTTTTTTCATTATTATTTAACCTCCTGTAATAGACAGCGATAGCCTTTAGCTCGCATTTCATCTCTAATTTCACTTAGAGGTGTGTCAGGGAAATTGTGATTGTAAAACCTCTCCACCTTCTCACCTTTAGTTATAATTAACACCCTTTTCATAACACCATCTCCTTGTTATAATTAGAAACATCACTTCTAAATAATATTGTGACACCTCGCTCTTTAAATGTCAAGCTCTTATTTGTATGATTAACTATGGCCTCATGCCTCCACTTCCCCACAGCGTTGTTAAACGTACGCGTGTTCCCTTTGAGGTAGTAGCACCTATTAACATCTAATACATCCCGTATGGTCTTCTCCCATCGCTTACAAGGTTGTTTCTTTGGTTTAATAGTGTTAGGCGTTAGCCTCACCCCTAAAAGAGGGCTTAATTTATAACAAACGCGCTGTGTTAGGCTTCTTTTACATTTATTTATCTGTCTCAGGTAGTGATAGTCTATACCTGCGAGACGTGCAAGCTCTTTCATGTCCATAAGATTGTTACCACACAACTCTTTTATGAAGTCTGGTTTATAGCTGTTCATCTTCTCTACCTTCCCACCAATTAAGTACGTCACGTTCAACTAAACCAGTGGTTCTATCAATAATCTGCATAACAGTGTGACTTGGTTTATAACAAGCTATAGCAGCTCGTTGTGCTAGATTAAAATTAGTGTGATGTGTTAATGTTGTTTTTCCATCACAGTCTTCTATTAATACATTGTATTTATACCTCATTATGAAAACCTCCTTGGTTTGAATTATATCTCATATTCTTTCACCTCCTTCACCCTTAAACCTTCCCACTTTTTTATGTACTCTTTCACTTCCTCTAAGTCTTTAAAGGATGTAATAAACCAGCAACCACCCATATAAGGAGTTTTAACCCAAAACCACCACAAGCCCCATTTCTCTTTTAAATTGTAGGTTTTATTTCCGTTGTTTAACGTTGTTTCTACAACTCTATATCTTGTCATTGTTCTGTTCCCTATACGGTGTACCATCTAAATTATACACGTTATTATAATTGTTGTCAACTTCTTCTACATCAAACAGCTGAGGTTCTACGTTTATAGTGTTAACCCATCGCCTAGAACCATTTATAATGTGTTCTATACAAAGAGTGCCAGTACCTATACTAAAAACTACCCACAACTTCCCTAAGTACACGACGTAGTCACCTATTTTATATGTATGTTTCATAATAAGCCTCTTTTAAACTTGTTTAAAAAACTATTGTTAATGTTACAAGAAACACTAGCGATGCGAGCCATAAGTATAGCACTTCTTGTTTGTTAGCTCCTAGAATGTCATTATCCGATAGGGCATCACTAACCAGTTGTTTTATATAATGTTTCATGATTAAAGCCCTTTCGCTTTGTTTATTACTGCTTTAATAGCAGCTATTTGTTCTAAATATTCATTATCCTCGGTGTTAATGTCCTCGCAAAGGTCGTCGATAATATACTCCGCACCTTCCAACGCTGCCAACATCTCGGGTGCGGCTGCTATTAGATTGGCGTTAGCTTCGTCTTCTTCTTCGCTAACATTTCCTTGATCTGCATACATCCCATTACTTGTGCTTGCTATGCTCTTATGCATATCGTGTGCAAGTTCTTTTGTTATGTGACCATCGGTATTGACCCATGGTGCTTTTGTGTGTTTGTTTGTCATTGTCTTATTCTCCTTGTTCTAAATCCTCGATTGTACTTTGTAAGCTCTTTATGTATTCGCTGTTAGCTCCTTCACCCTCTAACCAGTCGAGGACATCATCTACATCTTTATTATATTTTTCGTTGAGAGCTTTAAGTCCTTGTTCGTAGTTTAAATCATCTAATACACTCATTGTTACACCTCCACGTCAAATAACACTAACAGCTCATATCCGAGGGTATCAACGGCGTGCTGTGCCGCTTCTTTTGTTTTGAAGTATATGGCGCCTTGTGTTTGGAGGTGGCGGTAACTTTCAACACCTAAGCAGCCATGTTCGCTGTTATATTCCACACTAACCTTGGTTTGTGCTGAATCCTTCCAATCAGGATTAAACCCACCTGCAAGTACGCGCAGTTTCTGCGTCACTTCACGGCGTTTTGCTTCAAGCTCTGCTTCTTCTCCTGTTTTAAATACATTACCTTGGTTTATTCTTGCTTTAGTGGTGATACATCCTTCACTATAATAGTCTTCGTAAACCTCGCTTGTGTCTTCTATTCCAAAGTAGTCTTCACCTTCTTTAGGTTGCCAAACACCTTGTGGCTCTTGTTCTCTAGCTTTTTGTTCTAAGCTCTTTAGAGCTTCTTTCATGTCTTCTATTTCTTGTTGTATATTCATTTTTCTATTCTCCTTTATTTAAAACACTATGTATAAGCCTACAATCATCACGATTGAGATTATCCATAATATAGCCACTTCTATCTTACTAGCTCCTAATATGTCGTTAGGCTCTAAGAATGCTTGTCTAAGTGTTTGTTTAATATAATCGTATACTTTCCCTTGCTTCGCATGGTTCATTTTATTTACTCCTTATTTATATGCATATACACTATCAGTAGAGATATTAACTGACCTACAATTACACCTAAAATAAAATCTAGCATTTTACAACTCTCTCCTAAAATCTCTATTCATAGATGTTAAAACCTGTTTCACATAGACACCTATCTCCTCAACCGTATGTGATTTATACTTGTATTCAAAAAAATCATCTATTGTGTTGATTGCTGCCAATAAAATTCTTGTGTCTTTATCCATAATACTACACTCCTAAATAGTCTTTAACGTAAGCTTCACCTGCTTTAATAGCGTCGCCATATCGAGATAGAGCTACTACGCCCTGCATGTTCAACGTTTCACCGTTTGACAGCTTGGCTACTGGGTAGTATGTCCCATCATCAGCATTATAATCTTCTTTTGCTAATATTGATATAAGTGTTAGTTTCATTTTCTAAATCCTTTTCTTTCTCTTAAAGCTCTCACTTCATCCGGTGCGAGCTGTATTTCATTTAATAAAGCTACAAGTTGTATAGCTTGCCAATAGTCCATGTTTATTATAACAGTTTCATCGCCTCTATCGGAGGTAGAGCCTTTGCTGTATACGTGACAAGTGTTATTCTCTTCATTCTTGCTGTATGTGTCGTATGTGTAGGTCATTTTATTGTTCTCCTCTGTTAAAGTATTTATTCATTGTTGTGTATACTCATAGCAAAGGTGCAGTGGTGTAGCCTCGTAGCACCATAACAGCAAGTAGCATCTCATCACCAAAGCTCGCATAAGAGCTTTTCACCTCTTTATTTGTTATAGTCCTAATGTATAGACATAATCACCGTTAGGTAGTTGTCCAAACCCTGCACTAATTACATTCCAACCCTTAGCCTCTACATAACGCTCTGCAAGAGCAAATGCTTGGTTGTTTAGGTTGGCAGAGTAGTTTACACTCTCTGTGATAGCTCCTGCCTCTGTGAACGCTTTTAGGCGTGCACCTAATGTGTTTGTAGCAGGTAGGTATTTAATTTGTATTGCTTTCATTGTTCTAACTTTCTATTAATTAGCTTTCTATTAATCTCATTTCATCGGCGTGTCAACCCCTAAACTAACATTTATTTAATATTGTGTGTTTTAGTTTGTTATGTTTTGGTTCTCTTAAATATAAGTTTCAAAGTGCTCTTTAAGTTGTTGCATATATTGCTTTCTTAATGCTTGAGCGCCAACTATTACTGGTTCGGTTTGCATATCGTGAAGCAACCATTCTAAAAGCTTTATTGACTTTTCTTTCTGTTTTTCAATTCTGCGATGTTGTTTCATTTCGTTTATATTGTATTCTGCTCGTGGATTGTATT